TTCACGCTGCTGCCGGTCAGACTGTAGGCGTCCTTGGATGGCATCGGCTCAGTCGTTCAGAACGGTGAAGTGGACATTGCACGTCGCCGTGTTCGCCTGCGTGCGCAGGGTAATGCCCGGCGTCAGTCGCAGGTAGGCCGTCTCCGTGGCCTTCAGCCGCATGAACGGCACGATGGCGGCAGCCGCCGTCGGGCCAATATCGACATAGTTCGTGGCGTCCAGGTTTTTGATCCGACACCAGCCCAGCGTTGTTACGTTGGTAAAAGTCTGTGCCGTGTCGCTGGTAGTACAAGGCACCACGTTATCGAATAGCCGCGCCGTGCCCTGAGTAATCGTCAGGGTCTCGGTCGGGAAAGTGTGGTCCAGAGTCCCGTTATCCAGGTCTCCGGAGAAATTCAATTCAAGTTCATTCGCCATTGCCGTTGCCCTCTTCTCAGAATCGGTTGTAAACCGTGAAGGTCTTGATTGCCGGCTTGCCCTCGGTCTTGCGACCGTTACCGTCTAGCGGGTACGGACTGGTAACGCTGTGTAGCTTGCCGTCCGTCCCCTTGATCTTGATCGGCACCAACTGCTGGACTCCGCCCACTTCTTTCAGTTCCCGAAAACCCACATCCAGAAACTTCATCAACCATTCGTCAATCAGGTCGATGGTGTACTCACGCGTGACGGCGAAATACGGGATGCCCTTTTCGTATTCCTCGGTCAGCGCCAGCCCGGTCATTCTCGCCGTGCCTGGCGGGAAGCCCAGGAACGGACCTCGGTTGACAGCGACGTTGTTCTCCCGCCGCTGGAAATCGAATGTCGCCTCGTTGGTCGTCACGCGGACCACCGGCCGGATGTCCTCGATTTCTTCCGGCGGATCAAACACCTCATTCGAGGAATTGCAGACCTTCACGCCGTCCAGGTCTACCACCGGCACCCGCGTGAACCGTTCGTAGGTGATGCTCACCTTCGAGGATTGCTTCAGCGGGTTACTCTGCTGATCGACCGGCTTGACCCCGGCCTGCCCCCCCCCAGCCTCGCCCGGCTTCGCCCCGGATACTTCGCGGGCCGGATCGTCAACGTCTTTGTTGTCGCTGCTGTACCCGCAAACCACTTCCCAGACCTTCCAGTCATCAGTCTGCCGGGGCTGAATCGAGTTGCACAGCGCGCCCTTGTCTATCGCCGTGCGCGTCCGGTAGAAGTCGGTCAGCGCCGGAATAGCGATGCCGCCGGCCCTGGCGTACATCACTGCTTGCGGCCCGGTCTCGGCGTCGTCCGTGATGACCCGGAACACCCGCGTATAGCGGCGAATTGCACCTTCCGCGCCCTTGCCGCCCAGCTCGGAAGTGCCGTTACGCCCGTTCCAGATTTCGTTAACCGAACTGATGGCCATGTTAGGTCAGCTTTTTCCTCAGTGACGGCGGGACGGGCCGGTTGCGAACGTCTTCGCGGAACTTGATCCGGCGCGGCTTCACCTCGTCACGCAAGCCCAGCGCCCCAAAACCCATTGACGGATAGAAGCGGAAGGTCAACGTGTCCGGTGTCGCCACTTGCTGGCCCAGTCTCAGCGGGACCATTTGCGATACCGGATGCTCAACACCCTTGTCGTCCTTCTTGGTAATCAGCTTGGTACTGCCGTCCACCTGCAATTCCCGATAGCCGTAGTCGAGGATGTAGGTCAGCCACCCGCTGGCCCGGTAATGGAAAGTGCGCGTGACCGTGAAGAATAGCTTGCCGTTCTCGAAGTCCTCCGAATAGCTGATGCCCACCTGGCGTAGGGTGCCAGCCGGGAAACGGCCGATCTTCGTCAGCACGGCCGCCTTGTTTACGACACTGGCGTTTTCGGGCGCCGCCGGATCGAATACCAGCACCTTTTGCTCAACCGTGATGACCGGGCGAATCTCTTCAATCTCGGCTGGGGGGTCGAATGGCTCGCGGGCCGAGTTCTGAATTGCGTCGCCGTTCACGTCTATCTGGATCGTCCGCAGATACTTCTCGAAAGCGACCGTGAACTTGGCTGGTGAATCCGTGGGATCGCTCTGCTTGTCCGATCCTTTGGCCTTGGCTTCGCCCGTGCCAGGGCTGCCGCTGCTATTGCTGATTTCCTTCGCCGGGTCTCCCGCTTCCTCCGCTGCCGAGCTGTAATCGCAAACGACTTGCCAGACCTTCCAATCGTCTTGCTCGTGCGTCGCATTGATCGAGCTGCAAATGCAGCCGGAATCGCTTTCGGTCGAGGTCTTGTAAATCTCGCTGAGACGCGGGATACCCCGTGCCAGCATGACGGCCTGCGCTTCAGTCTCGGCGTCGTCCGTGATGACGCGGAACACACGGATATACGTTCGGTCCGCGCCACTGCCGCCGGCCCCGCCAGTCGTCGCGTTGGCCCCGCGCCCGTTCCAGATTTCGTTAACCGATGAAATGGCCATTAGTTCTTCGCAATGTCCGCCGGCGGCGGGATACCGATTTTCTTGATCTCTTCCTTGATCTCGTCCAACTTCGCCAGGTTCGCCTTTCGCGCCTCTCTCAGTTCTTCAAGTTCCTTCAGCTTTTCGTCGTCGAATTTCTGCTTGGCCTCGAAACGATTCTGAAAGGAAATGGCGTCACTGGTGCCGGCCTTCAACGCCGTCGGCAGCCCCTGGAATTGCTCGGACGATACCTGCTTGATCTGGTTGTCCAGCGCCATCGCCATGCCCATCGCGTTGATCTGTTCAATCGTCGCGCCGACGGCTTCCAGTTTGTTGATCATGACCAGAAACGGTTGATCGGTCTTGCGGATGCTGATGGCCATGTCATCGAAGATAGTGCCGAGCTTCTTGGCGTCGTCGATCCGCTTCTTCGCAATCTCCATCGACCTGTCGGCTTCCTTGCCCGCATCGCCCTTTTGCGGGTTATGCCTCGCCTGGAAGTTGTCGAACCCTTTTTGCAAGGCTGCTTCCGCCATGTCCCGGCGAATCGTCGCATCGCGGATTGCCGCTTGACGGCCGCGCTCCAGCCAAGCCTCAAAGTCGCTGCCCTCTGGCGCGAACAATTTCATGAAGTCGATGATCGCTCGCCGGCCATGATGGATGTTTTCCAGCCAGGTATTCCAGGCGGCGTCGATGGTCACGAGCGCATCTGGCCAGAGTGAGAAGGCGTTGCCAATCCAATCGACGGCGGCCTTGATCCCAGGCAGCGCGGCTATCGTCATCTTTTCCTTGACGCCCTCCCAGGCGAACGCAAGCTCATCCGTGGCATCGTTCATTTCCCGAACGCGCGCAATGTCCTCGTCAGTGATTGGCCCCTTCAGCGCATTTGCACGCTTGGCGGCAGCGTCCAGCCCGGCCGAGCCGCCGGCCATCATTGGGGCCATCTTCGCGCCGGATTTGCCGAACGCGGTTATCAGCAGCATCGACTTGGCCACCGGGTCTTGCAACTGCTGATAACGATCCGCCAGCATCTTCAGCGCTTCGCCCTGATTCATGGAAGCCAGCGTGGTAGCGTCAATTCCCATAGCCGCGAATGTGCCGATCTTCTCGGCATCGCCCATCTGGATTTCGCCCAGCGTTTTCGACAGCTTGCCCAGCGACCCGTGAAATTCCTCTTGCGACATGTTCGCCTGCTTCGCCGCCAGGCCAAACTCATTCAGCTGCTGAACTGTCATGCCCAAAGAATCGGCAAAGTCAGCCTGCGTCTCGATGCCGTCCAGCGTGTCCTTGACCATCATGCCCAACGCCGAGCCAACCGTGACACCGGCCAGCGCGCCGATAGCGCTCTGGAAGCCGGACAACTGCCCCTGGACCGACTTCAAGCCCTTGTTGAAGCCGGCCGCGTTGGCCGTAATGCCTATCACAAGGTTGGCAATTGTGCTCGTGGCGTACCTCCTTCCTGTTTTCCCTTGCTATCGGGCAGCGCTCGACCAATAATGCGGGGCGGTCAGCGAATCACTTCCAGAAGGAGAAATCAGATGGCTGACGAATCGTCATTCAACAAGGGTTTCGGCACAGGCTGCGGAGTGCTGGCCGCCATCGGCATCGGCGGAGCAATCCTCGTCGCCATTCCGCTGGTATGCTGCGGCGGAGTGAACTTGCTTGGGCAAAACTCCAGCAAGATATTCCAATCCGTTTCGCAATCCGCCAAGAAGACTGCAACCAAGCCAGTGAAAAGCCCGATAGACGACGGTAAGCCATAACGCCGCCCTTACTTCCGTCCAGTCGCCAGCGCCGTCGCCCTGCGGAACACCGCTTCCATTTCAGCCGGCGTCTGCCGTTCCTTGACCTCCGTTACCGGCATGAAGTCCGTTGGCTTCCAGAGCTTTCGCCGGCCCTTCTTGCCGCCCACGGCAGCCGTTATCATGTTCGCCACCGTGGAGCAGATGATTCCGGTTTGCAGCCAGTCTTGGCCGATGGGGTTTCGGCGGTCGTGAGCAATCCATTCCCCGAACTCGGCCGAGTCCACCTCGGCCTGACAGCGGCGAACACTCATGCCGAGGTGGGCGGCGAGTCGGAACCAGAATCCGCGTTCGCCGCTGGCGAGTTTTTTTCCGCTTCGTCCACGTCGTCGGCGTCCATCCGGTTCAGCTTGCGGCACGCTTCGTAGATCGGCACGGCCAGCAGCGCCGCCATCTTGCCGAGCTTCGGCGCGTCGGCATCCGTGAACAGCCGATCGCCGGCTTCGTTGCAGAGGCAGCGAGCCAGCAGCCGGGCACGGACGTTGCGCAGGTCCGGTTTCAACTTGCCCTTGTCGTCCGTGGTGTAGTTCGACGCCTCGAATGAGTCGCGGTCCGCGCCGCCCATCACGCGAATGCGAAACTCGCCCGCGTCCGGCACGTTCACGACTTCCACGGTGGGCTTGCGGTCGCACAGCCCGAAGATTTCTTCTTTCGACAGTGCCATGATTCCTCTCACGAAAACAGGTTGATGAGGTACTTGCCGATGCGCATGGCCTTGCGGCAGTCCAGTTCCCCACGCATGGCACCCTCGACCACGGCGGCGGCTTCCGGGTGGCTGTTGCCGTCCCAGGCCGGCAGCGGCTGGAACGCATCGTCCACACACGCGGCCCCGCAGCCGTACAGTTGCCAGGCGGCGTTGACCAGAACGGCCTTGGGATGCGCCGCGGTCCCGCGCAAAAAGCCCGCCAGCACTTGGCAGGCGGGCTTGATTTCTTCGATGATTGGGTAGTCGGAATTCATATCAACGCACCTTGATTCATTGGGATGTCGTGCCTATGATTATTCAAACTTACTGGAGCGCCGATTATGCGACTTTCAAGGTCCGGGGTTTACGCTGCCAAGCCTAGCCGGGAAACGTTTGAATCCCTCTACGTCACCCAACGGCTGCCGCCAACTGAAATCGCGTCCCGGCTTGGCGTCAGCGAAACCACCGTCCACAAATGGCGACGGTCGTTCGGTATCCCCACCTATTTCGCAATGACGCCACCACCCAAGGAAAGGCTGGCAGAACTGTACGTTGGCCAGCTGCTGAGCGCTGCCAAGGTTGGCGAAGTCTTGAACGCCGGAAAGCGGACAATCCTCAACTGGCTCGATCACTACGGCATCAGGAAGCGGCCGTCTGGAATCCGCCTCATTGACCGTGAAGATGTTACGCTGCCTACCAAAAAGCGACTTGAGCAACTCATTCACCGGGACAGAAAACAGTACCGGGAAATCGCCAAACTGCTCGGCCTCAAGAAGTCCACAATCGCCAACTTGGTTGACCGATACGGCATTAAGCCGCTGGACCACTGGAGCGCCAGAACACGAACCGACCACCACACTCCAACCATTGAAGAATTGCAGCAACTCTATGTTGCCGAGCGATGGCCAACCGTGAAGGTCGCCAACGCCTTCGGCCTCAGTCGTTCCGCAATCCTCTGTCACCTCAAGAAGCATGGCCTCACCAGACGCAAAGGCACGTTTCAGACAAAGGATGGAGAATTCGTCCGCTCTGGCTACGAACTGATGGTTGACGATTGGCTGTACGACGGCGGCTTCGCTCATGAGTACGAGCCGCGTGTTCCGTTCAGCAAGCGGCATCGGGCAGACTTCAAGATCGGCAACCTGTACATCGAAATTTGGGGAATCGTAAACGTCCCCGAATACGAACAGACAAAGCAGTGGAAGATTGGCCAATATCGAAAGCACTCTCTTGACCTCCTCCAAATCCACGGGAAGGATTTTCCCGGCGGGCGATGGCTGGTCTTGCTCCGCAATGCCCTCTGTGGAGGGCAACTTTTTTAGGCCGAGTCTACCCACGTAGGCGCCGCCGTGAGTTTCAATTCGCACGTCGCCGTCATGCGTTCATCCATCGGATCGGTGAAATCGAACTTCGTCAGGAAGCCCGAACAGGCGAGCGTGGCGCCCGTACTGCCGCCTGATGGCACCGGGAAGGTAACAGTGACAGTTTCTGCGGCCCCCGTGATGGGAATGTTGTCGTTCGGGCGGAACGATATATCCAGCGACAGCGTGCCGGGGTCTTTCAGGTCGCTCGGTTGAAACGTCCGCCAGCCGTTGGTCGATGTCATGTGCGTCGTTTCAATCGCATTGCGTTCGTATCCGGATAGCGAGACGCTTTGCACCTCGGCCAGGAATCCGCTGGAAAACGAGATCGTTGTCCCAAAGCCTTCATCAGCCACGTTATGCGCCCCCCGATAATGTCCGCTTCGGTTCCATGAAAGCAACCAGGACAACCAGCGTGCGCCGCTGGATTATTTGCAGGTTCCCATCCATAGGCACCGTTGCGTCCGGGTCGTCGGCTTCATCCTCGACAACCATGTTTCGGACGTAGAAGCCCTTCTCTCTGTCCGACCCCTTGTACCCATCGCAACCCAGGCGAATCGCTCTCGCCATCCGCAGCGTGGTCTTGTATCCCTGCGTGTCCGGCGCGGCCAAGCACTCGACCGAGAATCGGGCTTTCACCAATCCGCTTGGTGATGTCATGTGCGAGTCTCGCACCGTACCGCTGCGCCGATAGACCACACAAGGCAACGCCTCGAGCGCCGGAATGTGGTTCGGGAATACTCGGTCTCCGCTGATCGCAAACAGGTCAGGCAACTTCTCCAGCCGGCTCGCCAGCCAATCCTCGATTTCAGTGGCCGCGTCGTAGATCGGGTCAGGCATAGGCCGCTGCCTCCTTGAAGATACCGGACTGAATCACTTCGCGGGTGGCGGCAAGAGCGGCCGATTGGCTCGCATCGAAGGCAGCTTTCAGGTAGTGCTTGCCCTCAACCGGGATGCGCTCCTTGATCCACAGCCGGCCGAGCTTATGCCGGCCCTCGTTGTCTTGACCGATCGGGTATTCTTTCCTGGACCCGGCTTGCCAGCCGTATTCTAAAAACGCCCCGTAGAACCCTTTGCCTTTGAACAGGCTTTCGCCGGTCATCACGTTAGCCCGCACGGCATCCTTGTTACGTCTCGAGCGCTTTGCAGCCTTGACTTTGAATGAGGCTTTGTAAGTGCCGGACTTCACCGGCACCTTACTCCGGGCGGCTGCTGCCAATACCTTCGCGCCGGCACGCACACCTTGGCGAAGTGCTTTCTTTTGCAGGCGCATCGGCAGCGTCTTGAGTTTGCGGTCTAGCTCCTCGATGCCAGTGATGGAAAAGCGAACGTCAAACATCACACCTTCTCCGTCACCATCAGTTCCATTGCCTCGCCGATTTCGTCAATATTGAGGATGCTGCTGATGTTGAACAGCCGCCCGCGAAACTTCAGCCGATGCTTCTTGCTCGACAGCCCTTTGAAGTAACGCATCACGACCTTGTGATTCGTGGTTCCCTGCACCTGCTCGGCCGCCAGGGACTCGCTGCCGCTCAGCGGCAAGATGGCTGCCCAGCGCGTGGCCACCGTTTCCCACTTGGGCGGCTCCTCGTTGTACTCGTTGCGGTTCTTGTCCGGCTCCAGCAGCGACTTGTTCTCCTGGATTTCCACGCGATGCCGGAGGTCGCCCGCATTGATCGGCATTACAGTACGCATCCGCTATTGTGGATTTTGACGACCAGCACCGTTGTCGAACTGGCCACGCCCAGGATGCTGATGGTGTCGCCGCTGTTGTTGTCCACCGCTGGGCGGATGCCGCCGGCCGTGTCGCTGGCCGTGTAGATAGTCCCGGCGGTCAGCACGGCGTTGAAGGTCAGGCTGCCGCCAGTCAGATACTCCAGCGGTTGATTGGCAAGCGCGGCGTGGAGGGAAATGCCGATCACCGTGGTTGTCCCGCTGCCGTCCGCGTCCGCCTTGTAAAGCAGATTATCGCTGGCCTTCAGGTAGACCGGCATCCCGGCGGTAATGGTTTCGCCAGCCGTGCCGCGGTCAGTTGCGGCGCCAGCGACTTTCACGACGTTCGCGGCCGTCACGCTGATGTCAGCCATTCGTCAGCCCCTTCTCTGTTCACGGCCCTTAGCGATATGCGCCGTATTTCGACTGTCCCAGGCACGCCTCAACCGACATCTCGATTTCCTTGCTGATACTGCCAGCCAGCACCGATTCACGGTTCCGATACCAATGGCCAATCAGCATGAGCATGGCCCGCTTGATCGACCCAGGCACCTCGCCAACAAAGAACGTTCCGGTGCCTGCATCCGTAATGTCGATGGCCGCACCGCCAGAAGTCGCCGCCAGTTTGCACGTCGCCCCGCTGCTGTCCCTGGCGTAGTACACCGTGTTCACCGCCAGGCCGCCCGGTATCGTGGCATCGCTGGCCTTGGACAGTTGGAATGAATCGCCATCCGTGAACGTTCGCCCGGTAGCCGTGATAATGTCCGTGCCAGCAGCAGCCGTGAATGGCGTGGCAAAGCCCGCGGTGAAGTCGATGTAGATTGGTTCCCGGCGGTCGCTGTTCTCGTCGGGCCAATCATAATCGTGATGCAGCTCCACAGTTCCGGGCTGCATCCACGGCTTGCGAACGATGTAGCTACTGCTGCTGAACGTCGTCAGTGTGTCCGTACTGGTGGCGTAATACTTCACCGCGTCGAGAACCGCCAGCGGCGGCCTGGGTAATTGCAGCAGCCCATCCCACCAGCTGGTGAGGCGAAGCCTGTATGTTGCCGTCAGTAACTGGCGTTGACCGTAAATCTCCTGCTGGCAAAACTCTTGCGCCTGGTCGATCAGGTCGTAAAGAGGAATGTCGTCGTCGGTCATGTCCGCATCAATGCGACACTGCCGCCGAGCTTCGCCCAGCGACAACACGCGACCAGTCGGCGGCGCCACCAACTCCAGGGGTCCGGTGCAAACGGCCACTCCGTCACCCCCGATTACCGACCGACAACGCCAGCATCCAGGACGGCCCAGGACATCGAGAATGATGCTTCGGCCGCTGTCGTTTCCTGCACCAGGAAGGCCAGGAATGAGGCGGGGCCGATCATGTAAACCATCGGATCGCCCTTGAGGATGTTGTACTCGAAGGCAATGGGCGTCACGCTGTCCGCCAGTGACTCATGCCGCTCGATCTTCAGCAGCCGGGGCCGAATCAACGCCGCCTCGACAATCGAAGTGTCAGAGTTCAGAATGTTAGTCACGGTGGAAGGTGTTTCGGTATCCGTGTTGGGGCTGATAAGCGCGTTGTACGGCGTCAGCGCCTCACCACCGGACGTGTAGCTGTCGCTTGCCGTGGCCAGAACCGCGAACAGGTCATTCTTGGCCGTGACTTGCCCAGCCGCGAACTGCACATGGATCGGCACCACCACAGCGCCAGCCGGCACCGTGTAGCGCAGCGAAGGGTCAGTCAGCACCAGCGCCGTGCCAGCGGCAGACATGGTTTCCGGGGTCTGGATGGCCGGATTGCTCGCCGTCCACACGCGGCCCTGCCGAGTCCACATGTCAACCAGAGCGCTCCGGTCATTGACCTGCAACGCCCTATCTCGGGTCATGTGCAGCCGACCAACGTCGCCGTCCCGCAGGACGCCAGCACCAATCTGCTGGACCTTGGCCACCAAATCGAGGCTCGCCATTTTTATTGCTCCTGTAGTTCCGTGATCGCTTCGGTTTTCAAATCAACGTGGACGCCATGATTCAGTGACAAAGCCAGTTCAATGCCGGAACGAATAGCCCGCTGCTCCAGCAAGATTTCTTCCAGCACCAGCAGCGTTTCATCCTGAACGCTTGGGATAGTCCAACTCGAACCGTTCCAGCGATAAACCCGCCCGGTATCTTCCTCGAAGAGCGCGCTGCCCACCGGCACATCGGCAACACCAATCGTATCGCCGTTCGCCTGAACCAACCCAGGCGCGGGCTTTGGATCGGTACTCTTGCCGAGCCAGCGCTTGATTGTGCTTTCGAGCTTGACCGCCACGGATCACCTCGCTTACGGGATAGCGTGCGTTGCCGCCGGTTCCAGGATGCTACCTTCCGCGATGGTGTTGCAACCGTGGTTGAACAGCCACCAGGACGCCCCACCCACGCTGACCTCGGCATCGACCTTGTTATAAGCGAACCGGCAATCGTGCGTGACACCCGTACCGTCGGACTTGTGCCGGACGCAGTACAGCGCCGTTGTCGTATCCTCATTGACCACCACACAGCGCCGAATCAGGCAAGCTGTAGCGGCCCCGGCTAGATGGTCGATGGTGTCGTCCGAAGAATCGACATGGATGAAGGTGTCCTGAATCGTGGTGTTCATGGACGTGCCGGCGAACAAAATGCTATTCGTCATCGACCCCGCGATGATCCCACGGAAATCGCAATTCTTGATCGTTAGATCGTCGACCGTGGTGGCCACCGCGACGTGGACCAGGAATTCCTTGTCGCTGGTGGTATCGCGCATCACGATGCCGTCGAGCGTGCAGCCGTCGCCGCCCGCCGCGATGCTGATGGCATTGGTGACGCCGCCGGCAAAGTTGGCCACGAACTTCAGATTTTTCAGCCGCACGCTGGCCACCGTGATGGCAACCGCGCCAGCAGCCGCCGTGTGGGAAATTGTCGGAATCAGGCTACCTTCGCCCAGACCAACGATGCTGATGCCGATGACATCGCAAGCGATTGCCGTTGCCGTGGTGATGTCCTCGGCATGGCCGGGCAACACTACCACATGATCGTTCTGCGAGGCGGTGCAAAGATTGATACCAGCATCGATGGTGCTGACGGCATCGCCAGGCGACAAGCCCGTGCCGGTGGCGCTGCCGGAATGATGGACAAAGAAGATATTCCCGGCAGTCGGAAACATCTGCCGGAAATCGTAGTGGTTTTGCGGAGCCATCCGCGCATTTGCGCCGGCCAGCGGGATTACAGTCGCAACGGGAAGAGCCATATCTACACCTCGGAGGATAGACGGTCCTGCGCTTTCGCCACGGCGACAAACGCCCTGGCTTCCTCGAAACAGGCGGCGGCGATGCTGTCGGCCGTCTTGGAAAGGCAGGCGCCCATCGCTACTTTGCGGGCGAACAGGTCGCGGGCCAGATCGCGAACGATCACCTCACCACCTGCGGCCTCAACAGCTTTCCGGGACGGGAACACTTCGGGCACCGACCCAGCGCAGCCCGGATGTGCCATTCGCTTTTCCGCCATTTTTCACGCCCCTGTTAGCTGATCGTGGTAGCCGGCGTCTGATTGAGATACTTGTGGTACGGCAGCGCGTGGTAGACCACTACCGCCTCATCGCCGGCGTGGGATTGCGTGATGCGAGCTGCGACATATCGCAGTTCGTATCCAGTTGAGCTGGCGAGTTGCGCAACCTCTTCGGCGCTGCACTCCTCAATCAGCCAGTCGCACAAGGCGTCAGCATCCACCGTGCCAGAGTCCTTGATAACCGTTAGACTGGAATCGCCCTCGTCGGCCGTATCGGCGGCAACAATCTCCAGTTTTGTGATGCCGGAACTGGAACCGATGACAGTTTGAATGGCGATGGCGGCGAAGTGCGAATACTCCTTCATGTCCACCCATTTTTCGGTGGTGCCGCCATCTGCGGACGTGACCTTGGCATCGGTCGTGCCGGGGTCATGGTCCCAGACCTGGTACAGATTACCCGAACGCAAATGTTGCGTTGCGACTGCGGATGCCATGATGCTTGTCTCCTCTGAAACCGGCCCAGCGCCGGGGTTATGGTCCTGTCAATGTCCGGGGATCAACGTGCGTCGAGCTTCACGAACGGCGAAAGCGTATCAGAGCTTTTCGCCGGGGTCAGAGCCGAACGCCACCAGCAGCGGCCCGCATTCTCAGTCCAGAATTTGAAGGCGCGTTCATGTTCGACGAAACGGACGTGCATCGACTCTTCGTTCTGCATCGGCGTCAGTTCGCCTTCGAGGTATTCCTTCCAGTTGCCGAGGAGCAAGTCGCCGGTGTCGCCCAATTTCGGGCAGAACTCGGAGAAGTAAATCGGCCGACCCAGCAGAATATCGGGACGATCCGGGGCCGCGCTCGGGAACCAGATGGGTGCGCCGCCGGTGCCAACCGCCAGCGACATTTTCAGCAGTTGCGGCAGCGTGTCGTGATTGGCCAGCCAGACCGCGTTGCCGTAGCCCCAACACCTGGCGCGAGCCTTAATCACATTGTCGTAAACGATGGTATCGTTACTTTGCCCACTTTCCTTCGCCACACTGACGATGCTGTCGGTGTTCAGCACGCCCTCGTACTGACCGACGCCCGTACCTTCCAGTCGCTCCCGCATCAACTTGGCAACGTACTCGTCGTTGAAGCCGGCCTGAAGAATCGCCAGAAAGGAGATGAGCGACCGGGACAACAGTTCCTCGGTGGCGTAGGCCAGGCCGAAGAGGGACATGGCCTTCAGCTCGACCTCTTCAAGCTCCATGCGGGAGCTTGTCGCGGTCTGCGTCTCGGAACGCCGATAGAACCGGAGGCCGCCGCTGACGCTGGTAGCATGGTTCTTGTCCACGCGCGCCGGGATACCCACCGTGGCGGCCGTCATCGGAATCTTCGTGGTAAGCGCGCCAACCGGATCGGCTTCCGGCGTCAGGCGCAGCAAGTCCGGCACGAACTGCTTGCCAGTGAGGAAGCCGCCGTAGGGGTCGCTGTAGGTGCCGGCGTCATCCGAGCCGGCGGTGAGCTGCCGGCCGTGGGAATTGAACAGGCCGACGCTTCTGGGCGCGCCCGGCGTGAATGCCTTCGGCACCAGGAAGCCGTTGAACGGGTCGCCGGAATCGTGGCCAGCGTCGTCGTCCTGATCACTGCCGCGACGCTCCTGCGCCAACGGCTTCAGCCGGGAATCAACCCGGCCGCCGCGCCCAGCATTCATCACCGCCTTCAGGAAATCGAGGTGAGAATCGAATCCTTTGCGCGGGTCGCTAAGCCAGCGTTCCTCGACCTCGTGGCCGTTGGCCAGCTTCTTGGTTTTGACCTTGGCAACGGCCGGCACGGTGGGCGGCACGTCCGGCGTGGTGCGCCGGCCGGGGTTGGCGGCCTGGCGACGGCTTTCGGTTTCCGCGGCGGTGGCCAGCTGCTGGCGCTCCTGCTCGCGGGCCAGCCGGCCCTTCTCACGGTCGATGGCTGAGACGATCACGGCCCGCTCGGCAATTAGCCGATCGTGATCCTTTTGCTGATCGTCCGTCAGCGTTGGGTTTTCCAGCAGCGCGTCGATCTTGACATCGAGCGCGGTCAGACTGGCCAGCAAAGTTTTAAGTTTGTCCACCGCGTTTGCCCTCTCTGTTCGTTGAGAGACAGCCGGTGGAAAAACGAAAGACGCCGCTGCGCTTCGGTGCCACCGGCAAGTATCGAAACTTGCCAGCAACTCCCGAGGCGCAACGGCGTCTCGAAAGGCTGCTTGTCCGCCCTCCGCGTTCGGCTGCCGCAACGGCGTCAGCTTCTCGCTTCGACGGGTGAAGGTTCAAATTGTCAGAGTGCCGGGTATCGGATTTGCACCGATGACCTCCGCGTTATGAGCGCGGCGAACTGCTACTGTTCCAACCCGGTGAACTCAGTTTGCCAATGGGGTGGGTCAATTTACGAGAGTGGAATTCAAAAACCTTGCGTTGTCTTGTCCCGCCACGTGTTGCCAAGCCCAGCCTTGCCCTGCCATGCCGAGTCGCGCCGAGCCCCGCCGCGCCACGCCACGCCCTGCTATGAATCCTTGAACACTTCCAGCGATCGCGCCACCGGGACCGCCGCATTCGCGCTGGACACAATGGCGTCGATCTTCTTCTTGCCGTGGTCGCTGGTGAAGTGCTTCAGTACGCCCGCGATGCTCAGGTTGCGGTTGTGTTCAATCTGCCGGTCCTTTGGCAGCTTCTGGTAATCATCGACGGAAACAGCCATCCGCACGGCTCTGCCGCTGGCTCGCCTAGACTTGTTGATTTGATTGCTGCTCTCCTCAACCTTGCCGATGTCGTCGATGCGTTGCAGGCCGATGCCGGGAACCGCTCGAAAGCAGACCCGATGATCGTCTCTGGCCCGCCGCCGCGCTGTTTGCAACAGGTGGTTCGCGTCCCCGCGAACCGGGCGCACGTCGTGGCCGATGGCTTTCCCCAGGCTTTCGTAGGTCAACACTTCGCCGATCTCGACGCCCACCAGCATGGCAAGCAGTGTCTTGGTTTCCGCCTTCATCGGGTAGAGGATGGGCCGGTCGATGACTTCGTGGAATTCTGGCATAGGTGAAAAACTCCTTGCGTTGTCTTGTCCCGCCCCGCCGGGTCATGCTTAGTCAAGCCGCGCTCGGCCGTGTCCTGGTCAATCAACTCTCCATTCCAAAACCTTGCGCTGTCGTGTCTCTTCATGCCGGATCGCGCCATACTCAGACGAGCCGAGTCACGCGATGCCTTGCTCTGGCTGGCCCCGCCGTAAGCGGCCATGCACCGCTACGCCTTGACGCAACGTGTGTCGGCTTATCGGCCCGCTCTGTTCCAAGAACCTTGCGTTGTCGTGTCGTGTCTTGTCCTGCCCTGCTTAGTCAGGTCTTGCCCGGCCATGCCCGGTTTCACTCACTCCACTTTACCTTGTTCACCTTGAACCGACCGTAATACCCGCCGCGAATCGGGCGGAATCGGCCGATACCGATGAAGTTCCCAGCCTCGCGCAGATACCGCTCGAACACCTCATTCGTGATGGTGCTGTCCAGAATGATGAATTCCACGTCGGCCTTCCATTCGTGGATAATCGGGAAGCACTTCATTACCCGCTTGCCGCCGCCCTTCTTGCCGTCGCTCGGCACGAACAGCCATTCGCCCGGAACGTCTGCCTTCTTGATCGCCAGGGCAACCGGCTTCATGGCCAAAATGCCGGCGTCGAAATGCTTGGTATAGGTGGCCATGTTCTTGCCGGGGATTTTCTCTCCCAGGTACTTGGCAACTTCGCTGATGCAGTTCTTGAATGCCATAGGCGGAATGACGATCCGACCTTCCTTGTCCGCGTGGCAGCGTTCGCGCCACGTCCGTTCTTCGTAGTCGCGCGGCCCCTCCTTGGATTTCTTCGGCTCCTCGATGTGCCGGGATTGGGAGTAGGGGGAATTCGATTCCAGCGATGCGATTGCCGTTCTCATTCTGCACTCCTTGAAAAGTGACCTTGCGTTGTCTAGCCTGGCTCAGCCCTAACACGCCTTGCGGTGCCGCGCCGCGCCAAGCCGAGCCGATTCGGCGTCTGTTCCAAAACCTTGCGTTGTCGAGTTCGTGGCGAAGCCGAAGCGAAAGAAATCTGGCCGGAAGCCCCGCGCCGATAACGCCTGACTGTATTCCTGCTCAGCCCCAACTCCGTCGCCGTCTTACGGATCGACAGCATCCCGGCCAGGCGCAGGATCGCCCGGATGGTCGGTGCGTCGAGCGGTTTACCGCGTTGGGCCAAGATTACTACTCCAAAAAGACGATTGCCAAGATTTCAGGGATCACGTTCCTTGGCTTCCTGCGTCGTCAGTGGCGGTCGGGGCGCATCTGGCAAGAACCGGCATCCCAGTCTTTCGTTTCTGCTGCTCATGCCGCAGCCGGCGAACCGTCATCAGTTCATCGGCCGCCGCCCGCGCCCCAGCATCTTTTCCGCCGCCGCCGGTCAGCTTCAACAGCAGGTCTTCCAGGGTCATCACCTTGTCCACCATGCCGACTTCCCGAGCCTTATCCGCCAGCAGCACCTTGCCCTCACCGTATTTGCTGCGCACCTCGCCGGCCGAGACGCCCCGGCCCCGCGCCACGGCCTTGATGAACTTGGCATAAATCGCGTCTACCGTCTCCTGCATATCGTCCCTGGCGCTGTCGGCCAGCGGTTCGTAGGGGTTGCCGTCGGTCTTGTACTTGCCCGCTTTGGCAATCGTCACCTTGACCCCGGCCTGATCCAGCGCGCCGCTGTGGTCCATGTGCAATTGGTAGACACCGATGGACCCCACATCGCCGCCGGGAGTGACCATAACTTGCGTTGCCTGGGAAGCTATCCAGTAAGCCGCGCTGCACGCCATGCTGTTGGAGATGGCGTAGATTGGCTTGCGCTGGCGAGCGGCAAACACACGATCCCCCAGTTCTTCCACGCCGTAGGAAGTTCCGCCTGGGCTGTCGATGTCAAGCACCAGCGCCTCGACCTCTTTGCTGTCGATCAGGGCGGAGATAGCCGCGCCGCATTCGTCGGTCGGGCAACTGCCGAAAAACCAGCCTTCCAGCGACATGCGCTGTTCAATCAGCCCGTGCATGGACAGCACGGCCACCTTGCCGTTGACGCGCTTGATCGACTTCGCGGCGGCAGCCGAGCGTTCGGCGCCCAGCCTGGCAACGTCCACCGCGGACGGCCCCCAGAACTTCCTGTCGAGTTGCCGGTACATGGTTAGCAACCGCTCCGGCTCCATCAGCCAGACGCCGTTATGTAGATGGTTCATTGCCTGTCTCCCCGTGTGCTTGCAATCAGTGCCTCTTCGTCGCTTCGCCGCTTCCGCTTCCGTATCCGCCGC